ACGCAACTTTAAATTCAATTACACAATTAGGACTTGAATCAGAAGCAAGAGAAAAAATGCTTACTGTTGAAGAAAAAGTAAGAAAATCGACTGATACGCAGATAGATGCTCAGAAAGATTTAGTCGCCTCGTTACAAGTATTAGAAACTAACGTAAGAATGGCTGCCGATAAAACTATAAATGCAATGAATCCTTTCACAGGCGCCTTAGGCCTCGGTACTTTAGCAGTTGGTGGTTTTACTGCTCAATTAGGCCTAGCAATTATCCAATTAAAAGGTATGGGTGCCGGAGGAATGTTAAGCAGTCTAACGCCAATGGGTCCTCTCACCAAAGGCGGCGCCATGAAACAAGGTGTAGGTAATTTGTTTAAAGGTGTAATAGGAAAAGTTGCACTCCCATTAGCCGCCGCTGGCGCCGCATTTAAGGCTTACTCTGATACTCAAGCAAAAAATGATTTGGCTGATAAAGAATATGATTCGGCAACGGTAGGACAAGACGCAGGCACCGATCAAGGTGCTAAGTCACTGTATGAAGCAGAAATGGCATTAAATGCTCAAACTACCAGAAATAATAAAGTAGGCATTTCTCAAGCCGCAGGTGGAGTCGGCGGAGTAGTCGCAGGAGCAGCCGCAGGAGCCGCAATAGGTTCTGTTGTTCCTATTATAGGTACTGCTATCGGTGGATTAATCGGTGCAGGATTAGGTGCTTGGATGGGATCAGAGTTAGGGGAAGCAGTTGGTATGGGACTAACTGATGTTCAAATGGAAGCCTTAGAAGAAAAATCTGATGAAGAATTAGCCTTAATGCCTAAAGATGAGGCAGAAGCATGGAAAAAAGCACATTCGGATGCTGTGACAGCATTACAACAAGCCGAAGATGCTGAAAAAACGAGAAAAGAACAAGCGGCCCAGGCTATTAAAGATGCCAATACAGGACTTAAAGAAGCAAAAGCAGATGGTTTATATGTATACCATGGTATGATGATGGACAGTGAAGTTAACCTTACAAAACTAAAAGAACAAAGAGATGCGGCAGAAGGTGATGCGGCACTTCAAAAAATATTAGCAGACAAACTTCAAGGAATTCTTAACCATGATGATCTTTCTGATAATCAACAAAAAATAATTGAAGCAGAATTAGAAAAATTAGTAGCATCTTCTAAAGCATTAGAAGAAGAAGCCAAAGGTGACAAAGAAGATAAAAAGAAAGAAGTAGTTGCAGAAAAACAAAAATACACGGGAAGAACGCTGGATCTTTCTCCTGAAAACTTAGCCAAAATATTTGAAGCAGAAATGAAAGCAGAATCAAAACAGAAACTTGAAGAAGTTGTCGTTGCGGTGGAGAAGGTTATTCCTAAGGCAGTGCTTACGCCTGACATTGACTCTAAGATTACGCCTGACATTGACCCCAATCAAGCAATTGCGGACGCTTCCGCTACAGTAGCGGCTCTTATTGAATCACCTGTAATTAAAGACAGAGCAACTGTTGGACCACCAAAGCCAATGAATGAGGCTACAAAGGAATTTGTTGCTTGGCATGAGTCAGACGAAGGTCAAGCAGAGATTGCTCAGAATGAAAAAATTCGTGCTGAGAAAAAGGCAGAAATGAACACCTCGGCCGAGGATCGGATGCTGGCAAACGAAAGTAAATACCGAGAAGTCTTAGACACTGGTAAATACAAAGGTGAAAATGCTAGTGAAAGTATCATGGGGCAGGCTGAAGCATACCTTGCAAGTATCGAAGAAACTAAAAGTAGAAGAATGGCTACGGCGCAAGATATGCCTGTTGGACTGTTGAATCCTGAAATTGATATTGAACCAGAGCCAATAGAAGAATTAGATGAAGAAAAAGGCATGTCTACTACTGAATTTGCCCAAAGAAAAGCAGAAGATAGTAATACGTTATCAGAGAAGATGGATCAGTTGATTGCCGTGACAACACAAGGGAATGCAATCAATGAAAAAGCAAAAAATGCGGCAGTAGAGACAGCAGAAACAAATCAAAAAATAATGCAATCTTCCATAGTATAACTAAATACATAGTACAAAGAGAAACTATATCATATGTCATACAAAAAGAAATTTCTAAATAAGAGCGGAGTATCAAGTCCTATATCAGGGGGCAACAGTAACTCTGGATCTTGGAATGGTGCAGGTGCTTCGGAAGCAGGTTACTCAAACACTGACTTTGGTTACAAGAACTACATGAGTAGACTTCCTGAAGTTTACACAGGACATCCTAACAGAATAGAAAGATACAATCAGTATGAGATGATGGATGTCGATGCTGAGATTAATGCATGTTTAGATATCATTGCAGAATTCAGTACACAAAAGAATGATCACAATAAAACACCATTTAACTTTGAGTTTAGAGATGATCCTACTCCTCATGAGATGGACTTGTTATCTAAACAGTTACAACAATGGTGCAAGTTAAATGATTTCGATACTCGTATGTTTAAGATGTTTAGAAACGTCATCAAGTACGGAGATCAAGTCTTTGTAAGAGATCCAGAGAACTTNAAACTCTACTGGGTTGACATGGTTAAAGTCATTAAAGTTATTGTTAATGAGAGTGAAGGTAAACTTCCNGANCANTATGTTATTAAAGACTTAAACATTAACTTACAGAACTTAACAGTTGCACAGAAAACAAACACAGATTTTGCCGCTAACCCAACAACAGGATTAGGTGGTACAGGTGGCGGTGGTGGAGCAGGTGGAGGTGGGTACACAGTCCCATCTATGCCTTATAACACATCAGGTAGTAGATTTACATTAGGACAAGCAGAATCAGCAATCGATTCTAATCATGTTGTTCACTTGTCACTAACAGAAGGGTTAGATCGTTTCTGGCCTTTCGGACAATCTATCTTAGAGAACGTATTTAAAGTATATAAACAGAAAGAACTATTAGAAGATGCTATTCTAATCTATCGTGTACAACGTGCACCAGAACGTAGAATGTTTAAGATTGACGTTGGTAACATGCCAAGTCATTTAGCAATGGCATTCGTAGACAGAATTAAAAACGAGATACACCAAAGACGTATTCCAAGTATTCATGGTGGACAGTCTGTAGTTGATGCTACATACAATCCATTATCAATGAATGAAGATTACTTCTTCCCAGTTACAGCAGAAGGTAGAGGATCATCTATCGAAGTTCTCCCAGGTGGACAGAACTTAGGTGAGATTGACGATCTTAAATACTTTAATAACAGACTAGCAAGAGGACTACGTGTACCTAGTTCATACTTACCCACAGGCCCTGATGACAATACAACACCTCTAAACGACGGACGTGTCGGTACTGCTATGATACAAGAGTTTAGATTCAATCAATACTGTGAAAGACTACAGAACTATGTTTGTCAAAAACTAGATGAAGAATTCAAGTTATTCTTGCGTTGGAGAGGCTTTAACATTGATACTCAAATGTTTGATATCACTTTTAATCCCCCACAAAACTTTGCCGCATATCGTCAGAGTGAATTAGATACAGCAAGAGTCAGTACATTTCAAGGTATGGAAGCATTCCCTTATATTTCTAAACGTTTTGCACTAGAAAGATTCTTAGGATTAACTGAAGAAGAAATCAATCAAAACGAAAAACTTTGGGGCGAAGAAAACATTGAAGCCCAAGACACGGATCCATCAGGGTCTGATCTTAGAAACATCGGAGTATCTACAGGAGACTTTGATGCAGATGTAGATACCAATGATGAAATCGAAGACCAAGAAGACTTAGAAGACCTGGGTGACTTAGATGTAGCAGGCCCAGTAGGTGGACAAGCATCAACAGCCGCAGGCTCAGTAGATGGCGCAGGAGAAGTTGGTCCCGTCTCATAAATGAAAATTAAACATATTATTACATCTGGTTGTAGTTTCGGAGATGCATATACTCCCTGGACTTGGCCTCACGTAGTAGAAGCACATATTAAATCAATAGACCCTAATGTTACATTCGATCATAGAGGAATGGGACATCAAGGACAAGAACTTATTCAAAAGAAAACTAACAATGCTATTATAGATGCATTAGATAGTGGCATCGATCCAGATGAAATAGGTGTACTTGTATCTTGGAGCGGTAATGATCGCAAGACTTGGTACATAACAAACCAAAACTATATTAATGATATTAAAAAACACTGGAGTACGTCAGGTGGAGACAATTGGCATGTACAATTTTGCGATCTAAAGAATAGTAAAGAAGGTGTCGAAGTGTTACCGTTTAATAATGAGAACGGTGAGTATTATGTTCAATATAATCCTAACGGTGGATGGTATCATTCTGCATGGCATCATAGAGAACCAGCATTTATTAATGATTATATAATGCTTACTGAGGCTATAACAGACAGACAATATGATCAACACAACATTAACTCACTACATGTTGCATTAGAAAACATGATTATGTTACAGAATACATGTAAAGTACACGGTATTAAATTCTATCAACAATATTATATGGATCACACGTATAAAGATATTGAAGCAGTTAAAGATCATCCTAATTTATCATACTTATATAAGCAACTAGATCAAACTCAACGAGTAAAGCCTGCAATACATGAATATGTACAACCATTAGGGTTAACTGTATCAAAAGAAGATGTACACCCTAATGCAGAAGGACATCAGAAATACTTTGATGATATTCTAAAACCCTTTTTAGAAGAAAAAAACTTCTTTGAATAAATACTCTTATGAAATTAAATGAAATGTTTGATGCGGCAGTACCCGGATTCCAAGATGTCGGAGATGACAACTCTAAACCTGTATGGAGAACATCTAGGAAGACTAAACTCACATTAAGTCAAATCAGAAAATTACGTAAGATGTTAGATGTAAGAAATTACGAAAAAGCAAAACATCTTCACAAAGTTAGAAATCAATACGGCGCCAAACCAGAAGAAGGCGCTGGCCCCGGTATCTAAAAACGGTAAAAAATACCTTTTTTACACCAAACTAATCAAAAACGCAAAAAAGTAGTACTTAAATAGCACTTTCTAGTGATAGAGATAAATATCTCTACAAAGCCATACTTATTATATCAGGAGAAGATGACAATGGAAAACAAGAAATTTGAACAATTAATCGACCTCATTATTAATGAAGACGAAGAACAGGCGAAAGAACTGTTCCACGATATCGTAGTTGCGAAATCAAAAGAAATTTATGAATCTATCATGGAAGATGAAATGAAAGACTCTGATGACCTTGAAGAAGGCATGGGTGGTCAAGTAGGTGATCTTGCTGATGAGATTCAAGCAGAAGAATCAGGCATTGCTGAAGACGAAGAAGAAATTGATATAGATTCTGAAGAAGTCTTTGACATCGAAGGTGACGACGATGTAGATGCAACACTTGATATCGAAGCAAACTCATCTGAAGAAGTAGAAGATGCAGTTATCAGAATTGAAGACAAACTTGACCAACTAATGGATGAGTTTGAAGAAATCATGGGCAAAGAAGATGATTTAGAAGGCCGTGATGATGAGATGGATGCAGACATGCATGACATCGAAGACGAAATTCAAGACCAAGAAGTAGACGTAGACGTATCTGTTGATGATGAAGAATTAGTTGCAGAAGCAATTAATCTTCCTAAAGTAACAGCACACATGGGTGACGGTGGATCCAACACAAAAAGCCCAGTAGACGCAAACTCAGGTCAGAAAGGAATGGACTCACACCCTGTCGATTTTGACAAAGGTAGTGACGAAAAAGGACGCCCGGCTCCGAAAGCAAAAGACGTAGACGGCGCTTCTTCATTCCAAAACGTTCCTGGAAATCAAAAGGGACCAAAACTTAGTCCAGCACCCAAGCCCGTGACATCGCAGGCTGAAGGTACTAATACTAAATCAGTAATAGATTAAGGAACTGATACAAATGGCTTTGTATCTTAAAGAACACTTAACGTTTGACAACTCAGAAATGGTTGTCGAATCTGTTAAAGAAGGTGATTCCGATCTGAAGACTCTTTATATGAAGGGTATCTTCATCCAGGGAGGGGTAAAGAACGCAAATGAACGTGTTTACCCTGTCTCTGAGATCGAAACTGCTGTAGAGACACTGAATACTCAGATTAAAGAGGGTAATTCAGTTCTAGGTGAAGTTGACCATCCAGATGATTTAAAAATCAATTTAGATCGTGTATCACACATGATCTCAAATATGTGGATGGATGGACCAAACGGCTACGGCAAATTAAAGATTTTACCAACTCCAATGGGTCAGTTAGTTCAGACCATGTTAGAGTCAGGGGTAAAACTCGGAGTATCTAGTAGAGGTAGCGGAAACGTTAACGATTTAGATGGCCGAGTCAGTGA